TGATAAAAGTTCATCATCAACTTGTAATGCTGAATCTGATCCCGGAGTTAACGCTCTTATTTCAACAGTTCCAGTAGTTCCAGTTAATGTTAAAGCAATAGTTGTCTCAAATAAATATTCTGGATTAGTTGAAGTGGGTTCACTTTTGAATATTGTTCCCTTCTCAATCACTCCACCTATACTTCCAGTAACATTAATTGTATAAATTCCTGCCCTTGCAGGATTAGGCGCGCGGCCTAATTTAACAATGCCGAACCTAACTAATGTTTCTTCATCGCAGGTATCAACAAAGATATTCTTTTGCAAAAGCGCAACGGCCAAATAAAACAATTTCAATTTAGCTGCCTGTACTAACGCTATAATTCTTAGTGCAACTTTTCCAACCCATGTACGAGTAATGCCAAATTCAGTGCGTAAATCATTTTCTATTTGACTTTGTAAAGCCGCTAATGTTGGTATGTCTGCCATTATATTATGATTTCTTCAATTAATTCATTGTTTGTTGAGTTAAAAATAAAATCAACCTTTATTTGATTTATCTTATCTGAAATTTTCACCTTGTCAACTCCAGGAATTTCTACAATACATGAAATGTCTGCTATATCAGCAATAAATTGTAAATCTTCTTTTGCATTTCTTTCAATAATTACTCTGCCGGCACTATTTAAAGTTGTATTGTCTAATGTTTTTTCAATCAAACTATTCATTTGTGCAGGTTGATCTAAAAAACTATTGCCCCACCAATCAAAACGCTCAACATTTTCTTCCTCGTCACCCTTTGTTGATGCCTCTAAATTACCACCAAAATGAGATAGATAAGGCATATTGAATAAACCATCCGTCATTTCAATATCACCATTTTTCAATGATATTTCACCGCCTCCACCACTTTCATATAGTAATATATCATTCATTTAAATAGTCATTTGTTATTCCCATAACTGGGATAGGTGCTTCGTTCTTTACTGCTTTCACGCCACCGCTTGTTTTATCAATAAGATTTAAAGTATTGTTTTTGTTGGTTGTTTTTTCGATTGTTCTCATTTGAGCATCATTTGCAGATGCAGCAACATTCACTGGCTTATCACTAGCTTTTTTTTCTTCTTTTACCCTTTCAACATCAGCGGCAAATTTGACTTTTTGTTCAGAAACCCCTTTTTGATAGGACTTGTCCAAAGTTGATATTTCTTTATAAGCTGATTTTGCTGATTCAACAGCCTTTCCAAACTGTCCGGTCTTGGTGTAAAACATAGCCTTTACTAAATCCCACCATGCAGCCGTAAGTCCTTTTACAACACCCCAAACACCCATTACCACTTCGCGAAATCCCTCAAATTTATTCCAACAAATAACTATTGCGGCAACTAAAGCTGCAATACCTAATATTATCCATACAATAGGACATCCTAACAAAGAAGTATTCATTAACCATTGAGCAACTGTATAAGCTTTTAAGGCAATAGTATTTTGCAACAACAAAGCTCCCTGATAACCCTGTAAGGCCAATGATATTCCAGTATAGATATTCCATATTGCAGTAACTGCATTTATCCCTAGCATTATCGTTTTATAAACAGCAAATAATCCAATAGATATACCAATAAGTTCAATTATAGTTCCTAAATTATTTGTTATAAATCCTAATATGCCACCAAAAATATTAAGCACACCAGATGTTTCATTACCTTTTATTATAAAATTATCAAATTTATTTTTTAATTCTGTCAATCTATTTATAAAAGATGATGAATTTATATTAGCTTGTTTTTCTGAATCATTCGTTTTATCGATTGAATTTTTAAACTGGTCGAATAATCCAATATTAGACATGGCAATTTGCCCAGCAGTTAGGTTTTCTTTTCCAAAAATATGAACCATAGCCGCCGAGCTTCCAGCGGCTTTCTTTAATTCGTTAAGTCGTTGGCTTAATGTTTTGGTTTTATCCATTAAAATATTAGTGTTCACACCGGCCTTTGCCAAGTCGCTTAATGCTACTTTATCAAGCCCTTCTGCTGCTGAAAGTATAGTAAGCAGATTTCTTGAAGCGATGTCTACCTTTGATTTTTGCATATACTTTCCTAATGTTTGAATTAAAGCAACTGATTCTTCAAGAGAAACATTTGATAGTTTTGCATTTGCACCAAATTCCTTAAGCATTTCAGCCATTTCGCCAGTCCTAACATTACCAACTATTTCTCCTGCTGTTAATTTATTAATTACAAATTGCGCTTTATTTGCTTCGAACCCAAATTGATTCATTACTGTTGTAAGTGAATCAATAGCTGGTTCTAATTGCATTCGTGAGGCTTTTGCAAGAGTTATTCCTGCTTCAGTAATCATTCTCAACCCGACTGGGTCTGATAAATACTGAGACATATTCGACCCTACTATTTCAAATCCCTTAGCTATATCAATTGCACTTTTTTTAGATTTATCAGCTAAATCTAAAATCTCTTTTTTCATTATTGATAAATTTATTCCAGTAACCCCGGTTACTGCACTTAATGAAGCTACTGCATCATCAAAATCTTTAATTGCATTAAAACCTGCAAAAGCCAATGAAGCAACAGAAACTCTACCAGCTAAGCCTAACAACATTTTTTTAGTGCCATTTAATTTATTAGCAAAACCAGAATTGGCTTGCTCCATTCGCTTTAACGGTGCGCTAAATTTGTCAACTGACTTATATATCGTTGAGATTACAAATGCCATTATTTTCCATTCATTTCTTTAACCATTGCTTTTGCATCTTCATACCAAAAAAATAACCCGTACTTATCCAAATCATCAATATATAATTTCTCAACCTCATAAGGTGTCCAATGGTAAGTACGGATTATACTTTTTATTGCGACCTCAATATTTTCATTTCCTAAATGAAAAAAAAAGCAGCAATTTTTTTCCCTAAATAACTATCTCCAGGGTCAAGTGCGCGAATGATTGATTTTGGTTGCCCTGTCAATGTAGCGATATAAGCCAACGACATTTGACCAATTAAATCATCTTGTTTTATTCCACGTAAAGAAGCTGCTAAAACACCTTCAGTAATTCTGAAGGCGAACTTTAACTCCTTTATTTCTTCAGAATTTGGAATTTGAACTGGGAAATTAAGCGTTTGAATAAAACAATTATTTTCATCCAGGATTAAAACGCCTTCCATGATTGCATTAATAATAGACTCTTTATCATCAGCGTTTTTTTCAAGTAGATTTTTAGGCAATTTTTTTGCTTCAAACCATTCCATGAAATCTTTTTCTGCAACATCTCTCGCAATCATATTAAGATATTTTAGTTAATTCACCACCACCAGAAATTTTTACTTTCATATTACCGGAATTTGTACTTCCTTGTATATCGCCAACTGGCTTACCTTTACCTCCCCAAACAGCACCATTAATATGAGTAAAAGTGAAGTCTGATAAAACCGGGCTAGCTGCAAGCTTCTTTGCCTGGTTAAGTTCATCTGTTGTGTTCATGTCCCACGCAACAGTTGTTTCAAACGACCATCTTTTACGATTTATTTGGTCAATCATTTGGCCATCTCCTGTAATTCCACTTGCTTCATCATTTGAAACAAATCCACCAAAATCAACAGTTGCATCTTCCCCACTTTTTGGAAACCAAGTCCCACTACCTAGAGTAGGATGTTTGTATGATATTTCTTGAATATCGCCTGCTATAAACATTTTATTTATTTTTTAAATTAAACAATTCCAAAAGCAAAACCAGCCTCTGCATCTGTTGATGCAATACGAGCTATACCAGTTCTCTTGTAGCGGAAATATGTTTCTAACCTATCAGGGTTAGTTAACGAAACAGCTACAGTAATACTCTCTTTCATAAAGTCTGCATCAGCAATTAACGCACGGCTTGCAAGATCATCAGCATAAGAACGAATAATTTGCTTCCAATCCTTTGGCTTAATCGTCGAAGCAACCCCAATACTTTGATCACTTGGAGCAAGAGCCTTATCAACAACATTAATAAGCTCAAGCAAATAATATCCATAACGAACATTAAAGTCGAGCATCAAATTACGAGGATATCTGTACTGTGGAGGTAATTCACCATCGGGATGATATGTTGTAACAAAATCTTGCACTACATAAGCCCCTGCCACTAAATCAACAGTTGAACAACCTTTCTTTACAAGATAATCTCTATTATTATAGTCTGACATATCGCCAATAATACCATCGGTAGGGACTGGCATATCTGGATAAGCTTTTGCATTTACGTCAAGATGTGGATTATTTTGCGATTGTAATGCAAAAAGATAGGCCATATTTGCAGCAGCTTCCCATGTAAATCCTGCACTGTTAGGTGCGGGCGCGAGAGCGTGCGTAACCTGTGTTTTTCTTGCATCTGTAATTGCGCCTAATACTGCTTTATCATCTTCGCAACTACCCCAAATCGAAATAAATGGTTTGAAAATAATTGCAGCATAACGGCCTGTTGGCGTATCAGGATCAGGAATACCGTTTACAGTTTCAAGTGTTGTGAATACTGTTGATCCGTAAGGATTAATAACAATAGTATTCCAATCTGAACCCATCCCGGCAATTGCATCAGTTAAATCAACAACCCCAGTACCTGCAACGGTGCTTTCAATTGAATAAACAATGCCGCAATCTTTATCCATGTCATCAAATGTAACGGATAATTCTGCGGCTGTTGCGCCAGCCCACTTGCTTGTAAACGTAAGCTGACCATTATCGACTGCAACTATACAAGGGCAGCCCTGTACATTATTACAAGCGTCTGCAATTTTTTGCAAAATAGTTGCAACTGCATCGCCTTTAACAACTGAGTAGCCGTATTCTGCTCCATCCATCCCAACACGTCCGTTAATTACAACGTAATGCGTTGCGCTATCTGTAGCAGTTGTAGCCAATGTAAGATCAACTGTAATTACTGTTTGTGTTGCTCCTTCTGCATCTGGTTGAGCAAATACTACGGTAGGAATTCCACCAACTCCATCTCCGTTGCGTAAAATACGCATCATCTGATGAATTGGAGAACCAAATCCGTATAAAGTTCCGGCTTCTTTAGCCGATGTTATTTCTCGCAATGTGTCAGGCATTGTTGCCTGATTAACTGCGTTCCCTTGCCCCAGCAGAAATATTCTTTGAGGCAAGTTCGGTGTGCTGGTTGGGAAATTGCCCTTTTTTAGCTTATAGCCAACTATCCGGCTTATCCTTTCTGAACCAACTGCTGTGCTTATACTCATTTTTTTTAATTGTTTTTAGTAAATTTATAACCTAAAGATGTTTCTTCGAGTGTAACCGAAGTATCATAACCCTCAGCATCTATAACAGAAATTTCATTTTGTGACTCCAACATATCAACCTCAAAAACTACACGACCCATTCTCGAAAATGAACCATCATGTTCGCCTGGATGTGCCATGTCAATTGATGAAACCGAACGTCTTTGAACTATTCCAGAAGCAAAATCTAATTTATCATAATAAGGCGACTGCAAGATATGCCTGATAGTTGCACACAATCTTTGAAGTTGTACAGATGTTCCATAATGCCCTTCAATTGTTGAACTTTCATGACCATTACAAAAAACGTCAATATTATATACTGCTTTACCTACCTGTGTTCTGTAAGTTTGATTATCAAAAGGTATCCGTTCTAAATTAATTATTATTACGTTTCCTTCTGATTTATCAACAGGCGTAAACCTTTCAGTATATATCGAAACTATATAATTTGGATTTGGAATTGTTGGCAATGGCGGAATGCTAATAGTACCTTGCAATAATGATTGCGCAGCAAATTCAGCAACTAAAATTGTACCTATCCTATCACGGATAGACTCAAAATTACTTGTCGGGATTTTATATGTCAACTTAGCTGCCATAATCGCCCAATATACATGTTATTAATCCAATTGTTTCATCTGGAAATGTTTCTTTTATGATGTAATTTTTTACATTATCGTTACTATCAGCAAAACTTACGCGATGATTTCTTAAAGAAACTTCACCCTCTACATTTCTTACAGTGTAACTTAACGCAATCAAATCACTTTCAATAATAGAAATATGAACGTTTTTAGCATTTATTGGTAATCCATCTGTGCCAATACTGTTATGATGTTTTATTGCAATAGCTTTAACGATTGTTGAAGCAGATGAATTAGGTGGGGTCAGGGTTATGCTAACCCCGAACCCGCCATTATTCAATAACCTTTTCCAATCAGATTTGGCTTTTTCTAAGCTCATTTTATTTCTTCTGTTTCGGCCTGTTGTTTTTTCCCAGACTTCAAAGTTTGTTTTTCGACTTTAGTTTCAAAAACTTTACCTTCTGAAACTAATTTATCAAAAACACCAACTGGAAAATTATCTTCTGAAACTATTTCATTTGCTACAAAAGTCCGCTTATTTGCACCTTGTACGCGTAAGCATTTTACAATACCTTTTTTCATTTTATAATAAGTATTTCAAGTGCAACAAATTTTGATTTCTGCGCAGTTAAATTTGCATCATGATAAAGACGCAATTGCCTCCAACTAACCTTAGTTGCATTAGATAAACTAACATTATCATAATATAAAGACTTTAAGGCAGGAGCTGCATGATTCATTATTTTAGTTGTATCTGAAATAATTGTTCCGGTAAATGATGGATTTGCTTTATTTGTCCAAAAAATAATAGTATCAGTCACAACTCCAGCAGTGGAATGTCCATACCATGTTTTAGTTTCAATTGTTGTCCAATCTTCAGTATCGAAATCACGCCCCTGCAAAGTAATTGCTACACGCGGAACGCCTGACACACTATCAATACGTTCGCGAATCTTATACTGATATGGTACATCAGAATTTGGATAGATACGAATTTCATATACTGTATCTCGCTGGGTAATAGTATCTTTAGCAGCAAAAGCAGGAATTGCATTTGGCCCACTAATACCAGTAACAGCATAATTGTAATAATCGTATATGTTTACATTGTACGGCATCTCATACCGTTTATCTTGTCCAAACGATACGAACGTAAGAACAATCAATGTGAATAAAAATATTAACTTTTTCATTTTTAATTTTTTAAAATATTATAAAGGAGGATCAACAACTGCCGTACCTGTTACTTGTGCTGAGTAAATACGATCAACAGAAACTGGAATTGCAAGACCGGCAGAAAGAGTTTCAAATACATGCTTCTTTCCAACTGGATCAATATAGTTGTTGATTACATAATCTGACTCAACCTGAGTAATCATTTCGGGAAATTCTGCATTTCTTACATCACGTATGATAGCCGGAACGCTTCCAAATGACATTACAAACTTTCCGCTTGAAACAGGCAATATATAAACCTGATTAGTATTTATATATGGCGTTGCTACACCAAGTGAATTATCGTAATATTCAGGATAACTCCACAAGTTGAAGATATAGCCACCGTGAGAAATACGACCGTGGAAAATTCCACCCTCTGCATTTGCCTGTGGTATCTTTAATTCAACAAGAGTAATATTGCTAATGTTATATTCATTTAATTTTGGACTTGCAAAAAAAGCTGTTAATGCTGCTTGTCCAAAAATTACGTTAAATACACCATCATTAGCACGACCTACTTGACGAAGGAAATTTGCACCGTCAACTAAATCATTACGAGGGTCAACAGATGCTATTGTCCAATAAGCGTCGGCATCCTTAACAACCATTGAGGTTGCTTTTCTTTTATAATCAATATTGTCGCCATTTACCAACTGGACTATACCGCTTTCAAATATTTGAGAAGCCTGTAATTCATAAGCACGTTCTATTTTGTAACGTAATGCACTTAATCTTTCAACTGCATCTACAATAGCCGATGTTACAACACTTGATGCAACATTAACTACATTTGCCCCAAAAATTAGATCATATTTATCTAACTCGGTTGCGTCAAAATATTCATTAAAAAACGGAGGGACAAAAATCTTTTCAGAAAATTTACTGAAAGAATTTCGATTACCATTTGTTCCCCTTAGCACATCAACTGCAATCTTTTCTGTTCCACGCATTACCTCAATAGAAACTTCTTTTGTGGTACTGGTTTTCTTAGTAAAAAAAGAACGCAGGAAACTCTTTGGAGCTAAGTCGCTAAACTCATTCCATGTTGCAATAAGCTTTTTTGTAAAAACATTTCTTGCATCTTGTACTGGTATCATTTCTTTTTCGTTTTAATTGTTAAACATTATCAGCTACCGTTAATTCATCTGTCGCAGCTAATTCAATACCTAATGTATCAGATGCAAGCCTATTGCGAATAGATTTATAAGCAACAACAGTATCTAATGTATCCTCTCCTTGAAGGAGTACTTTTTCTTCTGCAACTTTACCGCCAATACATACTTGTACGGTTACAGAATCATTAGCAGGAACGCTAACAGTTTCGGCTAATATTCCGATCATAGAAATATTAGAAGTACCTGAAGCGTATTTCTGATAGGTAGAAGTTACAACGCCAATAAGAGTGCCAATAAGATATTCAACTGCTGCTCCTGTAGCGTTTGCCAAAGTAATTGCCTGATATTTATTATCAAACAAAAATATCTTTGAAAAATCATAAGCATTCGTAATCTGATTACGAGTCTGATTGCTTGAAGTTACTTCACTCATCCGATTTTAATTTTTTTCAAATTGTCAGATACTTCTTTTTCAAAAACCTCAACTGCTTTTTCAGCTTCTGTCTTTTCGGTTTTTACCTCACCCGTCTTAACTGCTTCCGGTGAATCTTTTTTAATTGCTTCAACCGTTTTTACGGAGTTCATTTTAACAGCCATCTCGGCCATTACTGCGCTTGTGAATTCTTCACCCTCCTTAACTGCTTTCATTACATTTTCTTTATCAATGTCAATAAAAGCAAGCCATGATTTAGCGCGATTACGTTCGTCTTTTATCCCTTCGGCCTTACCTTCTGCAACAATTGCATTATAGACTTCTGGACTGGACGCTTTTAATTCGTCTTTTGTCATTTTTTTTACTGTTTTTTGTGAATTACTATTTTCAATTACATTTGGCTTGCTCCCTTGCTCGCCTTCATCACTCCCTCGTGATGAGTTTAATGCAACAAATTTTTCATTATATGCTTTTTCTTCGTCTTTAGAAAGACGAATAACTTTATCAATTAGGCCTATTTTCTTTGCTTCTTTAGCGGTTATCCAGACATCTTTTACTTTTTCACCATCAAAAATATCATCCATGCTTAATCCTGTGATTTTCTTTAGAGCATCAATATCTAATTTTGATTCAATATGTTTTCTTAAATCATTATTAATACTATCCAGATTTTTCTGATCATCTTCATTTTCAACATAACCAGAAGCGCGGTGTATTAGAAACCTTGTGACTTCTAACGCCTCTACATAATCACAGAATAATAAGAAAAACATAGCCATTGAAGCGGCATGACCATATACTTTAACATTCATTTTCCCGGTACGTTCTTGAATTCTGCCTATCATTGTCCATCCCGCGAATACTGAACCGCCCGGACAATTCATGATAGTAGTAACGTCCTCATCTTTGGGGATTAAATCTAATGCCATGCAAAAATCTGTTGCCGTCTGATCAAAGATCGGAGACATTAGATATATTTCGTTTTCTTTTTTTTCTGCCATAATTATCGAGATGGTGTTTCAATTTCTTCTTTACTTATTATATACCAAACATTACCAAGACTTTTTAGAATTAATCTTACAGTTACAGTATGTGCAATGCCGACATTCGATAAAGTATATATAGTTGTTCCCGTACTATCCTTAACCGTAATAGTACCGCCATTATATCCATGACAATATGCCAATATATTTATAGTTTTATTACTGTAATGTGCAGGAAGATTAACAGTCAATACGGAAGTGTCCCCGCTACTTGCAATATCAACATTAACTAATTTTGTTGTTGTTAAACAATTAACTGTATATAACGCATCTGTTCCTGAATGAGAGATTACGCCAATTTCATTATCATTAAATTTAGCCTCTAATGCAGCAACATCAATTACTAAATCATCAACAACAAAACCCATCGCGCTAACAATTGCTGATAAATCGTTAAACCAATTTAATCCAATGTAATTTCTAAATGCTGTTATTAATTGGTATCCATTAGTTGTATTGTCGGCTAGATCATTTGCAGTAACACCAGCGTCACGACATAATTTTAAAAAGAATTGTATAATATCTCCAAATACTTCTTCAGTTATCGCTGTTCCAACCGTGACCGGATTAGTAGTTAAGTCTTTATTTCTAACATTCCCATTTGGATAATCAGTATCTGCCGGGTAAGTATTTGGTATATTTGCTAATATTCTCATTTTGTCGGATTTGTTTTAGTTTAAACAACAGGAATGGATGGAATTAATTTCTTTTCAACTTTTACCTTTTCCATGTTCTGCGAAAAATCACCACTTCCCAAACTTTCACTTGCCTGGTCGTATGTTGTTAGTGGAGTTGTATCATCGCCTAACTTTAACCTTTCGGCCTGTACTTCTTTTACCGGGTCAATATGCGGAACATTTACACCAAGCCAACGTGCATTTCTATAGGCCTCAATGGCCATAATATTATTATCCATTAATGCTTTTAAAAATCCGTCTGCCTGAATTTTACCATTCAATACCTCAACTTCAAACCATAAATTATAATAGTTCTGATAAAATTGTGCTGAGAATTTTTCACGGCTTGTTTTCATTGAATGCTCCCAATCTTTTATCGCTGCGCGTGATGCTGAATAATTGCTATTAAACATTGACATCGCAACCTCATATGGAATACCAACAGAAGCACAAAGTATTTGTTGAT